ATTTTCCGACGTTACCTCCTTCGTCGTACCAAACTAGCACTTCGCGGTCGTTCGTCGCTTGTAGAGCCTGCAAAGCGCGTTTCTGGTTGTTTCTCATTCCTCCGAATCTCTGAATCAGAACAGGAACTCTGTCTGAATACATTGTGTATTGTCCTTCCTTGGTTTCGTAACGACATTCATCCACTCCGAGCTCTGCTTTTTCGACGTGTGCGCTTGGGATGTTGTCGTGCATCCATTTGAAGAATTCTTTCCCGCTGCATTCCAGTCTGACCTGCCAGTGTTCGTATCCATTCTTTCCTACCTCTTTTGCGATGATCCATTTCTTGATGTCGAATTTCTGTAGCACTATCTTCCACTCACGCTTGCATACACGCGCGCGAGACGCTGTTATCATCCATTTTGTGACCATAGTATCCTCTAGTACATTTCTGTACGCAAGTACATATTTGCGAGGCCGTCGTGGACAGCCGTTTATAAGTTGTTTGTGAAAATCATGCGAAGTTAATTATAAAACCTCATGCGTTGCTTGTATTGCAACTAGCTTAACAAGTTGCGGTGTTAGATATGTACGGCAAACGTTATTACAGAAGGTCTTACAGGCGTGCTAGGTACGGATACAGGAGAAGGAGATACTGAAATGGTAACCGTAAAGATTTCCGAAACCTATGACCTTTCCACTCGTGCTGGAAAGATGTCGTTCATTGCGATTCATACCCCTTCGCTCGGTCTTGCGAAGCGTATGTGGGGTGGTCTCTTTGAGCAGTACAAGTTCGTCCGCTTCGCATCCTGCGATGTCGCTATGGCTTGCGCTTCTACCCTTCCTGCTGATCCTCTTCAGATTGGTACTGAAGCTGGAGATATTGCTCCTCAGGATATGTTCAACCCTATCCTTTACAGAGCTTGCTCGAATGATTCGTTCAATACCGTTCTTAATCGTATCTCGGCACAGGTCGATAATACGAATGCATCTGGTCCCGATGATAAGGCTAATATCACTCTCGCCGGTGAATCCGTTTCTGCCCAGAATGATCCATGGATTGATGGTGCTGATCAGTTCGCACTCTATTACACTCTTCTTTCCGATGATGGATGGCGCAAGTCTATGCCCCAGTCCGGAATGGTTATGCGCGGACTCTATCCCATCTGTTTTTCCGTTCTTTCCAACCATGGTGCGATGTCTTCTAGGTATACTGCTCGCAATGAAGCATCGGATAATGCGTATTCTACGACTATCATGAAAACCACTGGAGAGGTTGTTTCTTCCTATTCCTCTGCTTTTCCTACCAATATCATTCGTGGTGCCCCTGTTCGTATGCCTGCTATGCCTACTCATCTCGGAGGTACTAATGATGGTGTTCTCGGTGAGGTTCGTCCTTACGAAGCTCCTAGGTGCATGGTCGGTGCTATCGTTATGCCCCCTTCCAAGCTCAACCAGCTCTATTACAGGATGAAGGTTACTTGGACACTCGAGTTTACCGGTCTCGTCTCCTCCATCGAATGGATGAAGCTTTCCGATATTGCATCTATCTCCGAGGATTCCTACGCTACCGATTATGCTATTCAGACGCAATCCATGTCTGTTCGTACCGATATGGTCGATACTACTGGTGCTAATATCACCAAGATAATGGAAGGCTCCAAATGACACGTTGGCAGGATTCTGTCGGATCCGTCTGGGGCGATTTCGTAGATGGTGCAGGAGATGTTGCTGATTCCCTTATCTATGGTCTCGGTTTCGATGATGATGACAAGCAGAAGGTCAAATACTTCGTTTCAGGGATACCCATTATAGGTGAATTCATAAAAAACGTCGATGATTATACCTATACGCGTGATTATCTTAAGAATCGCGGTATGTCATGGAAGGATGTCAAGTATCCGGCTCTCCGTTCAGGACAGTCCTATGGTTCGCAGCTGAACTTCGTTTCTTCCAATATATCGAGGTTATACGATGATCACTGAAATAATCATGTTACTCGCAATTACCGCTCTAGGACTTACCTTCAAATTCACCATGAAGAAGAAGGAGTAAAGCTCTTACCTAAACTTTTTACATCCCTTCTCAAGCCTACCCTGTTCTGTCCTCATTTAAATCCTTTCCGCGTAGCGGTAGCCCAGTGCTTAACGTTCGAGGTCCCGGATACATCCGTCATGTGAATGGGTGAGAAATTCCCAGTGAAGAGCTTCTCAATAATTTGCAAGAATCGTTGAGATTGGAAAAGGTACCGGGCTAAATCGTCTATACCCTCCCCCCCTAAAGGGGGGGAGGAAGGGCGCCTATTAGTGTTACGATTAAGGCGCCCGGCTCCTCCCGTCAACCCTCGGAATACGCATATGCGCCACCTGTCCTGTGAAAGCTTGTCAAGCTTCGGCATCGTGTTGGTCAAACACATTACCTTGACACCGCGGATGTTTATCATCTTCGAGGAGTACCTTGTGTCGTATACCATCCCGTCCTTGATGCTCTCGATTGCAACGTACAGTTGTTCGCTCCATTTCCATGATCTAGGTATGTCAATGATGATGTATGGTCTGTACCCTCCATCCTTGTAGCAAGATGCCACCCATTGTATCATTCCTTTTACCGAATCTATCGTCGGAGGTACATAGTACGCTAGTCCGCGTTCCCATAATGCCCCCGTAAGCCACGATTTTCCGACGTTACCTCCTTCGTCGTACCAAACTAGCACTTCGCGGTCGTTCGTCGCTTGTAGAGCCTGCAAAGCGCGTTTCTGGTTGTTTCTCATTC